TTTTACCTATGACGCAAACCTGGCGTCTATCGGGGCAACGACCAAGACCAGCACATACAACGGCTCAATCATCGATACGGGCGGGGGCTATACCAAGGGCATGGCGGTATTCAACGTCACCGCTTGTACCTACTCCACCAACCAGCTGTACAAGCTGTGTGTGGAAGGCTCTTCTGATTCCGACTTCGGAACGGCTGCCAACGTTGTCGATCTGGCCAAGCAGGAGATCGGAGCCGGAGAGGTTCTGAGGGCCGGGACGGCAGCCAACGATGAGGGCACGGGCATCTACAAGTTCCCGTGGCATAACATGCTCGGTGCGACCATCTACCGTTACATCAGGCTGAGCGTGGTCATTTCGGGTTCCAGCCCGTCCATCACTCTGTCGGCTGTCTTCGGTAGTGACGACTAATTAAGGGGTGGGCGATGAAGCAAACCGGGGCTCAGCCTACCATATCGGCTTGTATGATCGTTAAAAACGAGGAGGCCAGGATGAATGCCTGCCTGGCCTCCTTTTGCGATCTTGTTGACGAGATAATCATAGTGGATACGGGCAGCACCGACTCCACTATGGATATCTGTCGAACGTTTCCCAAGGTGAAGCTGTATGAGCATCCGTGGCAAAACGATTTCAGCCTTCACCGCAACCAGTCTATCGAGTATGCTACAGGGGATTGGATCTTCATTGTGGACGCTGACGAGATTGTAAAAATGCGATCTCCGGCACCCGGAGCCCCACCCTACAATGCTCAAGGTTTTCGCAAGTGGCTGAGTTCGATGGACCAGACTACTCTTCAGAAGAACATACACTCATCAGGGGTTGAGTTCCACGATATCCAGCAGGGCCGTTTAATGATGAAGCTCAACTCCGCAAGATTGTTCCGCAAGGGCCATATCAAGTACGAAGGGATTGTCCACAATCAGGCTATGGTCGATGGGCGCAACGATGGCACCGGAGTTTTGTGCCCTATTTTCCTCATAGAGCACTTCGGGTACGACCTAACACCGGAACAAGCGGAAGCCAAGGAACAGCGCACGGCGGGGCTCCTATTGAAGCGGTTGGAGGAGAATCCAGCAGATTGGGAATGCTGGTTTTATCTGACCCAGGTTTACACCACCCGCAAGAAGCTGGAGAAGGCCGTGGAAGCCGGAGAGAAGTATTTGCCTTATGTCGGCCACCCCTACTTCAATTACACTATCTTCTTCACGATGGTTTACAACTATCTGGAGTTGAGAAACCTGAAGAAGGCGGGGGAATGGCTGACGCTGGCTCTCAAACATCTCCCAAGGGATATCGATATTGCCTTTGCCCAAGTGGACTACGGGCTCGCAGCTGGTATCCACGATCACGTCTTTAATGGGGGCCGAAGGTATATCAACCTGTTCCGGGAATATGAAACCAATCCCGGAGCCAAAGGCAACAATTTTACCTTTACTCATAACCAACCAAGCCTTGCGGCTGTCCTTTACCATATTGGAACTCAGCAGGTTCGGGACGGGATGGAAGCTATATTTGCCCTTCAGGACATTCTCCCGAAGTGTGATAAGAACTTCATGGAGAAGATCGTCACTGATACAAAAGAATTCCTGAGCAAGTATGGGATCCAACTAGAGGCTGATATCCAATACGAATCGGGAACCAAGTTCACTACTCAGAAAGCAGCCGCGCAAGGCTGAAGGAGGGAAACACAGATGTCAAATAAGCACGTTGTGTACGATATAAACGGGGATGTTCATCTGATCACTCATCCGGTGGACGTCATCGGGATGATTCAGTCTGGTCGGTTCTTCACGTCTCCTCCGGTCAAGGGCAAGGAAGCTCAGGGCAGAACCTTCGCAGATGTGAAGGTGGTGGACGAAGACGGGAAAGAGGTCAAGACCGGGCTCACCGAGACACCAGAGGAGGAACCGGAATCCAAGAAGCCGGAAAACGGTTCCAAGAAGGGGCTGAAGAAGAGAGTCATTGCCGAGAAGGAGGACTGATATGGATGTCAAGCAGTTGCTCCTCGATGTAACTTCAGACGCGAACGGAGCACCTGTCAAGATCGGAGACTACAGAGGCATCAACGGCCCAATCCCGTTCTTGATATATGGCTCCGGAATATCGGCCACTATCAATATCCAGGGAACCATCGCAACGGACGATGAAGTGGCTGCGGCTACCTGCACGTGGATCACTATTGATGGAGGGGACTTCACCACCGAGAAAGCAACTGCTCTCTTCGCACCTTTTACTCATGTGAGAGGTCAGGTGACCAGTTATTCCGCAGGTACAATAAGCATGAGGATGCTCCTGTGAGCGGGATCATCCCGGAGACAGTACACCAGCCTATTCCCGGAGGAGTAATGTCCCCCATAAACGCTTGGGGGAGCACAGCAACCACAACCGTCTACTACATGTTGTGGGAAACCGGGGTGGGAATACTCTGGGAGGCCGGGGTGGAGATTGACTGGCAGTGATTGGAGGTAAAAAGCGATGAGCGAAACCATAAATGCGAGAGCAGCAGCTTCATCTCTTGTTACAGGGGATAAGATACCTGTTTGGAGCTTGGCAGCTGCTTCCGGGCGGTCAGCTACCCTGGAGCTTGTTTTCAACTTGATTCGGGATACCTACCGCGCCACCAATATAACAGTGACGGGGAACCGGGTGTTTGAGGGCTCAATAACCTTACCTGCAAGATCGGTGGCCATTGCGGCTATCGATGCCACCGGGACTCCCGGTGTCTCAACCTATCTCCGGGGAGACGGGGTTTGGTCTTCTCCTTCTGGGGCGGGAGATGTAGTTGGCCCAGCATCGGCAACCACTCCCAACTTTGCATCTTTCGGTGATGCTACCGGAAAGCTGCTTGCGGACAGCGGGTACAATCCCGCATCCTTCGCAACTCCGGGCCACACCCATACGGAAGCCGGGCTGGTGCTTGCCGATAATACAACGGGGAATGCCTCAACTGGCCGTCACGGTTTCCTCGTAAAATTGAGCGGGATGGTGGGGCAGTACTTGACAGGTACGGGTACATGGGCCACTCCTTCTGGCGGAGCCGGGGATGTTTCGGGGCCGGGAAGTGCTGTGCTAAATAACTTTGCCTCATTCGCATCCTCCGATGGGAAGTCAGTCCAGGATAGTGGCTATGGGGCAAGCTCCTTCGCAACTCCGGGCCACCTCACCGATATATCGACTATCAATGCGACAGGGACTCCGTCATCTGCAAACTTCCTCCGGGGAGATGGGACATGGACGGCTCCAGCAGGTTCGGGAGACGTAGTTGGTCCAGCATCGGCAGTTACGAACAACTTCACTTCCTTTGCGGACGAAACTGGAAAACTGGTAGCCGATAGTGGATATGGGCCTGCGTCCTTCGCAACTCCAACCCATACCCATACTGAAGCGGCTCTTTCCCTTTCGGATAACACGACAGCCAACGCCAGTACCGGAAAACACGGGCTTCTTCCCAAGCTTGACGGAGAGTCTGGTCACTTCTTGAATGGCGCGGGAAGTTGGGCCACTCCTTCCGGAGGTTCGGGCTCCACAGCCTACCACTATGCTTCTCCGGCTACAGCTGATACAACCTGGACGATAACCCACAGCCTGAGTCAAAAGTATGTAATTGTGGTTTGTGCCGTTGGTGGAGTTCAGGTTATTCCTAGTGAAGTTGAATTCACTAGTGATTCAGTTGTCACTATAACTTGGGCTAGTGCAGTCACCGGTAATGCTGTGGTGATAGGGTAGTTCATAAAGGATCGATTATGAGTATCTTGAGATCAATTAACATATATGCTGGGGGAGTAACCGGAACTTGGACGGCTCCACTCAACTTGTTAGACAACTCAGTGCTCGTAGAATGTTATGGGGGAGGTGGAGCCGGAGCCAGAACAGGCACCACCGCTTACAGAGGTGGAGGTGGAGGTGGAGGTGGGGCTTATTCTAAAGCTATCATGACCGTGACTCCGGGAGTGACCTATGATATTTGGGTTGGATTAGGAGGTTATTTTATTTCAACCTCGGAAGTAACAAACGGGGAAGACACCACTTTTACGGACGATGATGAATCAGTATGCCGGGGAAGAGGGGCTTCCAGTCCTTCCATAGGTTCTTATACTGCCTCATCCGGGGCCAGCTTCGTTGAAGGTGATGGGGACAGCGGATTCTCCGGAGGGGCTGGAGGGAACGCCCAAGATATCAATTTTTGTAGCGGCGGTGGCGGTGGCGGAGCCGGAGGGCCTTCAGGAGCAGGAACTGCAGGAGCAACGGGCATCCCCTATTCAACGTATGCCACCGGAGGTATAGGGGGAGGAGGTTTCGCAGGCAACGGGGGTTTCGGACTTTATTTTTCAGCTAAAGATCCAGATGTGAAGGGAAATTGGGGACTTTCTTTTGGTGGTGGTGGTGCTGGTGGTTATAGAATCACTTCTTCAAACAATGGGGGCAACGGGGGCAACGGGCTCCTCCGTCTTACTTGGAAAGAAGGGGAGGGGACAACTCAAGCCCAAGGAGTTGAGGTTAATTCTTTAATCATGGCCAACCTGAGTGGACATCCTGAGAAAGAAGGTTTTTACATTGTGAACAAGGTTTTGTACTATCAATTCCCTGTAGGGACAATTTACACGGTCGATGTAACAGAGGAGGCTTGATGAAAATTGACGGTTTGTCTATCTGCGGTTTATCTCTAACGGATGTTTTATCAAAGCCCACCCTGCCGTCTGGATATGGCCAAATATACTTCCAAGGCGGGGTTTTGTATTACGAGGATCCAGACGCAGTTTTGTTCACAATAGATATCAATGAGCATATGTCTGACAGGGGTTGTTTCTTCGGTGGCTATAATCCACTGCAGACACCCGCTTACAAAAATGGTATAGAATATATCACCATCTCTGTTCTAGGTGTATCGGGTACTTTTGGAGACATGTCTGTAGTAAGACATAATGTGTTGAATTCTGGTATAGCCTCCCTCACTAGAGGTATTATGGCGGGAGGAAAAACAAGCAGCACAACCTACACCGATTCCATAGACTACATTACCATAGCAACTATCGGCAACGCAACCGACTTCGGTGATCTCACTGCAACAAGAAGTTATCTTTGCTCTGTGTGTAATAAGATCACAGGTATTTTTATATCTGGGCTGTCTGACAAGGGCATAGACTACATTACAATAGCAACTGCTGGTAATGCTGCGGCTGGTGGAACTTATGAGCCAAACAACGCCTCAGTCGTCTATGATGGGGAAACGTTTTCCACTCCCTCTTATGGCTTGTATTTTTCGGGATACCAAAATGTAAATTGGTCTTGTGTTTTTCCTTTCTATGCTCCTGGGGCATACTCACTTTGGGGGGAGTTGACCGACAACGTCTATGGTTATGGATCGGTGTCCAATGGAGTGATAGGGGTGGCAGTCGGCAAGAATATGAAATATTGGAATTTGATCGCCTTTTCTCAACAGTCCGATTTCGGAACTTTGCCAACCAATGCTATGCGCACTGCTCTCTGTTCTCTAACGAGATTTGTGACCAACTATTCTGCAGATGTTGACTCTCCGGTTGGAACTAACCTCTATTGTCACTTTGCTACAAAAGGGCAATGTAATGATTTTGGAGCCACCGGGCTGATTATGGATGCTGGGGCTTTCTCTGGGGCACACGGGGGATTGATATGAGGTTTGAAAATTCTAAATTTGAATCAGTTGTAGGAATTGGGGAAGATAGATTCATACACCCGAAGGGTTACAATATTTTGGTACCAGCTTCTGACGTAACTGTGAACTTTACAAGATCAGGAGCTGATACAAACTTTGATTGCATCAATGAATATCCGACTCCAGACGATGCTACCTCATATGTGAGAAAACAAAATACAACCTACCAATCTGATATTTATGGGATGACCAAACCAGCAACTTTGTTTCCCAATACTTCCTTGATCTCTCTACAGATTGGGGCTAGAGTATATTCTCCAAGCTACAATGCATATGTCAATGTTGGTTACAAAATAGGGGAGACTTCTTATCTATCAGCTATCGTAACAAATTTGAAACTTACAAGTTACACCACTTATTATAGCTCTTTGTCAACGGCCAATCCAGCCACTTCCGCACCTTGGACTATTGACGAGGTTAATAATTTGAATGTTGAACTCCAAATGAAAAGTGCCAATAGTACAGGGTACGTTTATTGCTCTCAACTTTTCGTAATTTTTCAGGTCTGTCCCTTTGCTACTATTTTCAGATCGGGCGGGGATCTTTTGGTGGCTAGTTTATCGGATACAAAAAAGATAGCTTTGACAAAGGTGGAGTGATTATGAAACATCATGATCCTCAAGGAGGTTTGTTTGGAGGAGGGTATGAAGCTGCCCTTGTAGATACAATAGAATATGTTACTATTGCTACAGAGGGGAATGCAGCTGATTATGCCAATCTTACTGTGGCCCGACAACAGAGCAGTGGGACTTCTGGAAAACACCGGGGCTTGTTCGTTGGAGGATGGGTGGCTGCTGCTTCTAATGTTATTGATTATGTTACTATTGCTTCTGTGACAAATGCAACCGACTTCGGTGATCTTACGGCAGCGAGGACGGGGATTGCAACGGTGGGCTCTTATCACGGTGGACTTTATGTATCTTGATAACAGCGTAAAACGCTCAGGGTGTGTGGGGTACTACAGAATGTACTACCGTACAGCCTTGTATGAATAGATATGAAGGCATCAACGAGGAGTGTATGATTTTGGTACAAAAAACCGGGAACGAGAAAAACCAAAACCGAGGAGGAAAAAGATGAATGATTTAGCATTACTGGAAAAGATCGGGGATATGGTAAGCTCCATGCCGGACAAGTATGTTCCAATGCTGAAAGAGATTCAGGCGGGACTTCCGGAGATCAGGAGGGCTTCTCAGGCCTTTTTCAAGACTCAGAGTCAGTTCATGGACAACATGCTGACGGTGTCTCATCCGACTCCTTTGAGGAATCTCCGACAGATTCTTGCGGAGATGAACCGGACAATGGAGGCTATCCGGGAAAACTATTTCAACAGGCTCAGGTTGGAACTCAAGATTAAAAAGAGCAAGCACAAGCTTGAAAACGATCCTTTCCTTGATGAGTTCGATAGAGAAGAGATTGGAATTGATCTGGCGGATGACCAATCGAAGAAGGAAGTCCAGGAGGCTTATTGGGGTGGAGCTATTCGCAAGCTCAGGAATTACATGGAGCAGTATCAATCTATCCTGAATACTCTTGGAGTTAAGAATTGGACAGAGATTGACTTTGAGGGTGAGGAAGAAAGATATCATATCATGAAAGCCTTTGAGCAGGGCCTCAACGCTGCCAGGGCTCGTCACGGGATAGTAGACGAAGGCAACATGATATACTTTTATCAGATTGGGATTAACGGGGGAGTGGCTCAGGCTTATGTTCTCCGATTTCTTTTGGAGGAGGAAAGGCTGATCAAGGAAGGGGGCAATGTATCTCACTCAGCAGTTATTCACTTTTTGGAAGAGATGGCCAACACCTTCAAGGGCTGCTCAAAGAAATTTGCTGAGATGAAAGGGATGACGGGGAATATTGTTGAAGAGGCTACCCTCGCAGACGTTTATGCGAATATGGGAAAGGAGAGTGAGTGATGAGGAAAAGAACAAGAAGAATACTTTGGGCCGCTTTTGTCTTCGTTCTGGTGTTGATTTTCTGCGGGACGGGTTTTGCGGCAAGTCTTCGGGTGTCGTGGGATGCAAACACGGAAAGTGACCTGGACGGGTACAAGGTGTTCTATGCCACTCCTTCTGATCCAGGTTGGGCTTCCACCGGGGATTCTATCACCTATACTCTTGGGAGCTTGCCGAGAGTAACTGAGAAAATATCGGGGACCAGTTTGATTTTACCGGATGTGGCTCCTGGACCTTATGCGGTAGGGGTTATTGCATTGGACACTGTGGGAAATGAGAGTCAGCTGAGTGAAATCAAATCGATTCTCGTTCCAAATCCCCCGGTCCAGATCGAGGTGCCCGTGATACAGAGGCCACCTCAGGCTCCGGTCCAGATTATTATTAACATAGAACAGTGACGATGGAGGGGTGATGGAATTGCCTCTCGGATTGCTCAAGCTGGTGATGAGATTCCTTGACTATGGAGGGATGGGCTTGGTCACCCTGATTAGTTTATCTATGGTTTGGATGTTCCGGAAACGCATTTTTCAGTTTCCGGAGTTTGTCAGCCGGGATAAGTACGGGGCCAAGTCCCATTCTCTTCTCAGTCAGTTGGACACTTGGATATACTTTCGGCTCCCAGCTATGGAATCGGAATGTTTGCTGAGAAGGGAATTGTTCAAGACGTACCTGCTGGTGATGTTCAAGGAATGGCGATCTTTCATCAATGATATGGTCCATCTGGATATAGAGAGCATGACAGACGATGAGTTCCAGAAGAGGGTTATGACCGGGTTTGATCATTTTCTCTTGGACTATCGTCAGAAGGTAGCAAATGAGGGAGTGCCTCTGTTTGTAGTGGAGAAATTCCGGGAAGCCAACAAGGTACGAATCGACTTGACAGTGACTACTATTCAGGAGATTATGACCAATACTCTCCTTCCTGATTTGGAGGATAAACTGGTGGTGATTCTCAATATCTTTTCGGCTTTGTCGGCTAATGTTATGGCGTCCAGCGATAGACTTATGAGAGAACTTGATGGGGAGATCTGCAAGGTTAAATTCCGAGGGATTGAGTGTGATCCGGAACGCTGCCCTATAAAAGTTCATTCTGATAGATTGAAACGGGAAACTCTGGAGGACTTATGAAGAACGATCTTTCCACATACCTCAAGGTAAGGGACGAGATGAAGACGGGAGATTTGCTCCAGTTCCGGGGCCACTCCCTCATATCCCGTCTTATCGAGTGGAGAACGGGAAAGTACAGTCACTCTTCTCTTGTCCTCCGGTTATCAGAATATGAGGGCTTGGAAAGACGAAGGTTCACTATGAGTGCGGAGCCGGGTGGGGTGATGCTTTTTCCCTTGTCTCGATATCTGGAGGGGTATGATGGTGAGGTGTGGTGGTTCCCTTTGAAATCGGAGTGGAATGAGAATCGCCAGAGGATCGGGGAAAATGCGGCCTTCTTTGCAGGCGTCAAGTATGACTTCCCGTCTTTGTTCAAGCAACTCCTTGTGAAGGTGAGTTCATCTTCCCGGAGGCTCTTCTGTTCAGAGCTTTGTTTTGTATGTTACGGTTTTACCGGGAAGGCACCCAATCCCAGCGAGATGCCCAACCTTGGTATATTCGATGAGAACCGGATCACCAAGATAATCAGCAAGAGGTAGAGATGGACGAGCGAACGTTCAAAAAGGATTCCTTATTTCTGCAGCGATATCTCCGGGCCGCAGGATTGTACCACGGTGAGATCGATAACATCTGGGGTCAGAAGTCAAGAGATGCTTACAACGAGTTCTTGGAGATATCTTTGAGGATCGAGGGAGAGACTTTCCACTACCGTAGCAAGAAAAACATTCGGTGGCTTCTTCCTCAGACTCAACGAATGGCTGTCCGTTTTTTGAACGAGATGGACATGGGCGACAACTTGCGGATAACTTCCGGATTGAGGACGTACCGAGAACAGAACCTATTATATGATCAGGGCCGAAAGAATCCGGGCCCAATAGTAACAAAGGCAAAAGCAGGTCAGAGCTTCCATAACTTCGGGCTGGCTTTTGACGTCAGTATATTTGATGGGGAAGGGAAGTATGTTGAGCGAGATCGTCCTGAGTATTCCGATCTGGCTGATAGGTTCTTGCTGAGGTGCGAATCGGTGTTGGACCTACGGGGTTTAGAGGCCGGGGCTTTTTGGAAGAGTTGGAAGGACATGCCCCACTATCAGATCAAGTTGGGGTTGAGTATTCGGGACGTTCGTGAACGTTTTGAATCAGGGACGTTGGAGGTGTAAATGGCAGCTGTACTCGTTATCCGTCTGACTGGCGGTTCAAGCAATACTGATCCAAATATCAGCCTTGGGGGGTTGATGTCCTCCGGGTCACTGATTACTTCCAACGCCATCAACAACCTCTTCCGGGATGTAACCTCAACTCAGAGATCGTCTGGGGTAACCCAGTACCGGGCTTTGAGCTTCCTTAATGTAGGAGATGCCTCAGCGACTACTGTAAAGTTCCATCTGGTCTGGGCTTCTCCATCTTCGGATTCCGATATTCAAATTGGGTATGACGTGAGTCACGGCTCTTGTGCTTCCAACTCCGCTTTGGAGACGATAGGGAACGAATACACAAGCCCGTCCACCCCATCCATATCCTTCAGCTTGGCAACTCCGGGCTCTCTGATATCTCTTCCGGATATCGCCGTTGGGGAGCAGGTGAGGGTATGGTTCAGGAGAGTCATAACGGCAGATGCCGGGAATCGGGCTACAGATACCACCCGCTTCAGGGTATCTTACGCATAAGGGGGAAAGATGGCAACCTTTATAGTGGAAACGGGGTCAGGTGTAACAGGGGCCAACGTCTATTGGTCCCTGGCATCTATTGATTCGTGGCTGGCTGAGAGGAATCTTACCTCTTGGTCTTCCTTAACCACGACTCAAAAGGAGTCAGCCATATTCACCTTTATGGACTGGCTGGAGAGTCAGAATTGGAAAGGGTACAAGACCCACTACGACAACCCGCTCTGCTGGCCCAGAGATGAGGTGTACGATCAGGACGGGTTTCTGGTACCTTGGAATGAGATCCCTAACAAGCTCAAGTATGCGCTGGCCCGTGGAGCCTACGAGGAGAGCGTCACGCCGGGGACGTTTATGCCCACAGGCTCTCAGGAGGATTATATCACCCGCAAAAAGATCGATGTTCTGGAATTTTCCTATTCCAAGGTTGTTCCGGAGAAGATAGTCAGGAAGGTCAACTTTTACATCGATGGATTCATAGAGGGTGGAGTGAATCAGAGCGGTGGGACAATATCCGTAGTGAGGACATGACGATGGATTACACCTCAATAGTTCTATCAGCCTACAACGCCATCAAGGACTACGGGTCAGCAGCGACTATTCAGGTGAGCACCAAGGCAACCTATAATCCATCAACGGACGCGCATGCCTCAGCGGCAACGAATTATCCCACGTACGCACTCATCAGGAACTATACGGAGAACGAGGTCAACCGGACGGATTTGATCAAGGCGGGAGATAAAGAAATGATCATCCCGGCATATGGGCTTCCTCGTCTCGATACCCAGCCGGGAAAGATTCACATAAGGGTTTATCAGGGGGGAAGGACTTGGCAGACCATTAACGTCAAAACGGTTGAACCAGGTGGTACAGCTATCCTGTTCAAGCTTCAGGTGAGAGGATGATATGGCTCTAAAGTTTACCAGTGGGCAAACTCAAGAGAGGATGTTCACCAGCGCACGGGCTTTTGCGGGAGCACTATCTAAACTTGCAGAGACGTTGAACGCTGATATCTCTCAAGTTTACCGAAGGACTATTTTGGATGTGTATAATGACATCACCCTTCGGAGTCCAGTGGACACCGGGACGTATCGGGCATCCCATGGTATAGCTGTTGGTCCGGAGCCTTCAGACGGGGAAGGAATACACCAAATTGAGGGCGGGGCTGGTATTGCTAGATCATACAATGATGAAGTGAGAATGAGCTTCAAGTGGACTATTGGCAAGGGGACGATCTGGCTGTACAATAACGTTCCCTATGCGGAAGCTCTTGAGCGGGGTCATAGTGGTCAGGCTCCTGAAGGAGTTTATGCGTTGGCTCTTCAGGAACTGGCGACCAAGTTGGAACAGGCTCTGGAGGAGTGATGACACCGGAAAATATACGATCATCAATGGCGAGCTATCTCAGCGCAAGCTGGGCAACGTGTACTGATATATCCTGGCCCAACATTGTGTTTACTCCGGAGGAGGGCTCAAGTTGGATCAGGCCCATCATAAAGATGGGCAACACCTACGAAGGAGAATTGGGGGAAACGGGAGTGGGGGTGAGAAACGGGGTTTTGATGATCTCCGTTTTCACCCCACTCGATTCCGGGACCAAGACGGGTTATGATCTTGCAGGGCGGTTGGAAACGGCTTTCCGAAGGCATATCACCTCAGAAGGAATAATGTTTGGAGAACCGAACACCACCGAGGTGGGGAAGGATCCCAACGGATTCTATCACCACCTGATGACCGTTGGTTTCCAGACGTTTGTGGGAGAGTGATGTGAAGATCGGAAAACGAAAGCTCAAGATGAGCAGCGGTAAAATCCGCACCTTCCGATCAAAGAAGGCGCGGGACAACTTCGAACGGGTAGCCCAAGCCTACAAACACGGCTGGCGGCCCAAGAAGAAGAAAAGCAAATAACAAGTAAGGAAGGAGGACAGCAAATGGCTATTTCGGAAATTGGACTTTCAAGGCGGCAGAGGGTTTTTGTTGTCCTTGAAGATACTACTGGGACACTGAAATTCCCTTCGGCAAGCGATTTCATCCGTCCAGCAGGGAATGCTGTGATGAATCAGAATCCGGATTTCAGTGACTCCGAGGAGCTTCAGGACACGTTAGACGTTCTGGACCGTTTCCAGAACGCGATGCCTGCGGCTGAGTGGACTATCCCCATGTATGTGAGACCGCATGGGACACTCGGATCGTCTGGACATCAGGGGAGTGCGTTGTTCCAGAGCCTTCAGGGTTCTATCAACGCCGCAACAATGGCTTCCCTCTCTTCGAATATCACCGCAGCAGGGACCACCATCCCCTACCGGGGATTGAGTGGAGGCTCACTGCCGGAGAGGGGTGTTGTTCTGATCGGCACTGAGTATATCCGTTACACAGCCAAGAGCGCAACGAACGCGACTCAGGGGAACCTGACCGGGTGCCAGCGCGCATACTCCGGGACAGCGGCTACTCACGCAACAGGAGACAGCGTTGATCTTTCGAGTACCTTCTACAAGCAGACTACAACCAAGCCCTCCGTGTCCATATGGATCGAATCTGACCACTTCACTCAGGGCCTTTCCGGAGCCACCGTCAGCGCGGCCAAACTCTCGGTTACTAACGAAGGGGCAGTCAAGATCGAGTGGTCAGGTGGTGGGATGCAGATGGTATGGGCCGGGACGAGTGCGCTGGCGGCGGGTTCTACTGCAACAACCAACGTTGTAGTAGACGATGCCAAGCTGTACAAGGCCGGGGCCTACATCCAGAACTACTCCCAGTTGGATACTCGCACCGGGCAGGGGTACAAGATCACTGCGGTGAACGTGACCTCGAACACTCTCACTCTCGCCAACGCTCACGCGGGAACCTGGGCCACAGACGATGTGATCAAGGGATACCTCCCCACCGCCACGGTCATCGGTGATCCTATCGAGTCCAGACGGTCAGCAGTGCTCATCAACGGGGTTTCCGCAACGTTCCGTTCCGGAGAACTCAATATCAACGCACCCGCAGACTACATCACAGACGAGATCGGCACCGAGTATCCCCAGGGCTATATGGAGAACGTGCGAGAGATCACCTCAACTATGGGTCTGTACTTCCGTCAGGCTGACGCCAA